CATTTGGTGTCTCCAGAATAAAGGGAATTCCCTCAAGAGCCGGATGGCACACCACATTCACAAGTGCATCCAGGCCGATCTGACCTTCGCCGATCTTTGCATGACGATCCTTATGACTGCCCAGTCCATTTATACTGTCGTTAAGATGAACAGCCTTCAATCTGGAAAGGCCGATCACCTGGTCAAACTCATCAAGAACACCATCCAGATCATGTACAATGTCATAACCGCCATCCCATACATGACAGGTATCCAGACAAACACCCAGTTTATTATTTTTTTCCACCCTGTCAATGATATCACGAAGCTCCTGAAATGTTGCCCCTACTTCCGAACCCTTGCCGGACATGGTTTCCAGAAGGACGATCGTACTCTGTTCTTCTGTAAGGACATCATTAAGGATTTCCGAAATTTTGGCAATTCCCGTCTCAGTTCCCTGCCCTACATGACTGCCCGGGTGAAAATTATAATAATTTCCTGGCGTATATTCCATACGTTTCAGGTCATCTGCCATAATCTCTCTTGCAAAATCTCTCAGATTTTCTTTTGCGGCACAGGCATTCATGGTATACGGTGCATGTGCCACCAGCTTTCCAAAATGATTTTCCCCGGAAAGCTTCAGAAATCTTTCCACATCTACGGGATCGATCTCTTTTGCCTTGCCTCCTCTGGGATTGCGGGTAAAAAAAGCGAACGTATTTCCGCCGTTTTTCAGCATCTGACGTCCCATGGCGGCATAGCCTTTGGACGAACTTGTATGATTTCCGATATATAATACCATGTCAGCACCATCTCCCTGTAGTTTATATTTCTGCCTTCTGGCTTAACTATTATATCAAAAACTTCTTTTTCTGAAAAGTCCGCGATTCTTTCTTTACAATACTTACCATTCTTTCTATAATAAAGATATCTTTACATATGAAGGAGAAAAAGAATGGCAAACGACAATCGAAGGCGGCCGCCTCATGGCCATGATCCGGAGCAGGCACGCAGGGAAGCCGCCAGAGCACGAGAAACACGTCAGAAGCAATCTGGTTCTGCATCCCGAAATTCCCGTTCACATTTCACTGGGACTCGCAGGAATGACATCAGCAAAAAATCCAGATATTACCAGGTACGCCGTCAGAAAATGTTTCTTGCAGCTGGCGGGATCCTGATCATACTTATTCTTGTGATCATTTTTTCCGCACGTGCATGCATTTCTTCCCGTAAAGCTGCAGAAGCCGCCGCACTGCAGAAGGCACAGGAAGAGGAGGCCGCAAAAAAGGCAAAAGAAGAAGCTGCTGCTGTGAAAGATCCCGTTTCACTGACGCTCAGTGTAGTCGGTGACTGCACGTTGGGTACCGATGAGACCTTTGATTATGACACAAGTCTGAACGCATACTACGACAACAACGGCAAAGATTATTTCTTTAAAAATGTAAAAAGCATCTTTGAGGCAGATGACCTGACAATTGCCAATTTTGAAGGAACCCTCACCGATTCCGATGCCAGAGAAGATAAAACCTTTGCATTTAAAGCGCCTGCCGAATATGCTCAGATACTCACCAGCGGTTCCGTTGAAGCCGTAAACACCGCAAACAATCACAGCCATGATTACGGAGAGCAAAGCTACACGGATACTCTGACTGCTCTGGACAATGCAGACATTACACACTTCGGTTATGATGATACTGCAGTTATGGATATCAAAGGGGTCAAAGTTGGTCTTGTCGGAATTTATGAGCTGAACGACCACCTTGGACGTGAACAGCAGCTGAAAGATAACATCGCAAAGGTCAAAACAGATGGAGCAGAACTCATTGTTGTGATCTTCCACTGGGGCAATGAGACCGAAACAGTTCCTGATACCAATCAGATGACACTTGGCCGCCTTGCTATCGATGAAGGTGCAGATCTGGTATGCGGTCATCATCCGCATGTGCTCCAGGGAATCGAAACCTATAAAGGAAAAAACATCGTCTACAGTCTTGGTAATTTCTGCTTTGGAGGAAACAGCTCTCCAAGTGATATGGACACCATGATCTTCCAGCAGACCTTCACTATCACCTCAGAAGGCGTACAGGCTGATAACGTGACCAATATCATTCCCTGCTCTATTTCTTCCGCAGATGGCTACAACAACTACCAGCCAACTCCTGCATCCGGAGATGAGGCATCCAGGATCAAATCCAAGATAGAGGAACGCAGTGCTGCGATTCCTGCCGCGGATTCTTCATCCGCTACATCGGAAGGCTCTGACAGTGAAGAATAAATAGAATAACCAAAAAATAATATCCCAACAGATCCTGTGATAATGCATGTTTCCATGCTGCGATCCGTTGGGATATTATTTATATAAAAAGTAATTTTAGATCTTATTCGATCATCATGGCATCTGCTATGATTGGCTCGGCAAGCTCCGCGATTTTGTCTGGATTCTTAAATGTCTTTTCCTCCAACCATTTTTTCAGATTCAACCTTGGGTCGCTTTCCTCCGAGAGAAGCCCGCGGTTCGTGATGTCAATAGTGCTTTCTGCTTCAATATCTGCCACATAGAATGCACCAAGCTCATACAGGTTCTTTTGCAGTAGTGGAATGTTGAGCGCCTTTTTCTGCTCAGATGTGCAGGAATACCGCACCCGGACTATCTTATCCGTCACCTCTTCTGGAATGCCTGTTCTGTGGAGATACATGGCACCTTCGCGGATATAATTGCCAATTTCATCGGAATCCCAGGTGATAGTGTGGAACTGTCTGTATGGAGTAGTGTATCTATCCTCTTTAATCAATCTGCCTGATTCAAATTTATAAAGACCAAATCCTCTGTCCTGATTTTCGTCATTAAAATTGAATTCATTAACTGCACCTACGTAAAATACGTTATGCAGACCCTCAAGCATCTGCGGACGGTGAATATGTCCAAGAAGAACGGCTTCATACTTCGCCGCCATAAGGGTTTCTCTCGGTATCACCGGCTCAAAATTCGTAAAGAAGGACGTCTGTCCGGATTCCATGTTGCAACCAGGAACCGTATAATGCGCCATGAGGACTGGTGTCTTTTCACACTCCGCTCTTAAGGCCAAGATCATATCGGAAATATATTTTGTCCACACAAGATTTTCTTCATCTGCAGATAAACCAGGAAATTTAGATCTGAACTCCTGTTTATCAAATCCCGGTATGCAGGCAATGTCTGCCAGAGGGGTCTTTATCACTCCTGGTTCTGTAATAACATCTACATTTCTAATATTAAGTAACATTCTTTTGAGTACTCGGAACTGTCCGCTTCCATCATGATTCGGTGTTCCTCTCATTACGATCACGTAGCCTGCAAAATGTGCCAATGATGTGATGATATCGGTCGCATGAATCATTTCGTCCGAATATCGTACCGGACCGATCTGCTCCTGGTGGAAGATGTCACCGGAAATGCAAATAACATCCGGTCGTTCTTTAATAGCTACCTCAACCATGTACTCCAAGCATTTTACTGTGTCCTGCAAACGGAGATTTACTCCGTCCGCTACAGGTCCTTTAAACTGTCCGATATGCCAGTCAGCTGTTCCCAAGATTTTAATCATTGTCTTCCCTCCTGTTTTTTCGTGGCCTTTGGTTAATTCTTTGTTCATGAGCAGTAGCCCAGCGACAATTTTGAGGGTCGTAATTACCATCATTATTGATGCGATCAATGCTGAGGCCTTCCTTATACCCATTTTTCAATGCCCACGCTTCGAAGTTTTTAAAATCATCCCATTCCTTGCAAACTGAAATCCCTCTTCCTCCATAATAATGATAGGATTTGTTCGTCGGAGTATTACATCTGCTTCTCATGCTGTCCCATACCATATACAGTTTTGTGTAACGCTTTCCATGCTTCGGATTTCCCTTGATTCTAAAGTGTCCGCAAGATCTTGATCTTCCACATCTTAAAGAACCACTGTATACATCTTTCTCTTTTCCGCATGAGCATTTGCAATGCCACATAGTTGAACCCCTCTTTGTATTTGCAGTTCTGTGCATTACTGTCCATTCTCCAAATATTTGGCCTGTCAAATCTTCGACGGCACTCATCTGCGCCCGCCTCCTCTCTGGCATTTGATGCACAATGGCTCTCCAAATTTATTGATTGAGTATTCATAAACTCTTTCATTTATGACCTCACCGCATCTGGAACACTGGAAATCCATTGATCGATCCGGCTCTGGTTCTGGCTCCGGTTCAGGAACAACATCCGGCTCCTGCATTGGTGGATAGTCATCTTCGATTTCTGTATCCGAAGCATATGCCGGATTATCCAGATCATCCTGAGTAAATACTGTGCTTTCAGATTCGAAATCCACACTCTTAACTGCTATCTGTGGTGTACCAAACATATTATTTACAGAGTTCATGCCTTGTGTCAGCATTGCCTGTCTGACCTGCGGATCCGAGAAATCAGGTGAAAAGATAACTGTTGGGATAGCGAAATTTTTCAGCAATTCCGCCTTTGTGTATGTACCTTTTACACCAAGCAGAGCTCTTATAACACGAAGCTTCGCACCAGTCATAGCCTTTTCAGCCCAGGTCTTTTTCAGTAGTGCCATGTTTACCATAACGGAGCGATCAATGTATCTATCCCTGTCTTCTTTCGCAATCACAAAAGCCTGGCATTTCTTTCCCCATTTATTTTTGGATTCCACCCACTGTCCAGAAAAAATTTCCGCAGCTGCCTGTGCCTGTTTTTCATCAGTTATGCCTTTTGCAGCTTTATCCGCAAACTCAATGCGATACTTCTCTTCTTCGTCCTCAAGACAGATCACCTTCTGATCGGTTTCTGTTCTGGCCGTTCCGTCAGCCTTGCGCATAGCGCCCTGAGCCTGTGCACGGTATGTAACGCGGTCAATGCGTTCGCCATAGGTTTCCTTGGGATTGAACTGGATACCGGCCGCCATAGCCATTTTGTTGAGTAATGGCTTAGATAAGGAAAACACATCTTCCCAGATATCCTTTCCTCTCTCATCCTGCTTCCCAGTCTTAACTGAACCAACCTTGAAAATGTCTCCGCTGTTCTCACCCAGATCGACTGGAACCTCTTCTACATGGAATTTGTAGAATGGATTGAGCTGCACGTCCGTTGCTGTAGGAACCAGCAAATTGTAATTTTTGTATGCCGTGATAACTTCCGGCAAGCTTCCTAAAACCTCTTTCATCTACTTGATAACCTCCTGTTTTTGTGATAAAATGACGATGACTTTAAAAACAAAGGGTCGATAACCTGTTTTTAAAAGTTCTGACTGGTCTTGGATAGGATCGTGGGTGCCGTCTACACTTCACTTTCCTTTTATTATCCAAGACCTTTTTAATTTTTATCACCTCCTACAAACCAGCTCAGGATACAGTAAATTCCAAATCCAACTACTGCTACCAGAAATACTTCTGAGCCAATCTCATTACTTCCTCTCTCAAGATAAAGTCTCTGGCTGAGCACCTTGTAAAGGACTGCACTCACAAGAACAGGAAGTACATACTTCATAGTTCTTGCAACGAAAAGGATTCTCCGTCTCAGTTTTTTTCTTTTTTTACGAAGATAATATTTTTCATACTCCGCTTCATTGAATTCTCACACCAGGGACAGATATACCCTTGTTTTGGAATCTTCTGTAACAAGCTTATATTCCATGTCTTTGCACATAACCGGCACCTTGCATACATTCATCTTCTCGCCTCATTGTCAATAAGAATCAATTCTTTCGCAATTACGCTCTGTAATGCGTATCTGTCCATTTCATGCCATGTGATCGGCACCGGACTGTTATCCAATGCCGTGAGAATTCTTTCCGCCGTATTATGATATTTTTCAATATCTTTACTTGTAAACATTTGAACCTCCTACGCTATGTTTTCATCTTTCTTTGAGACAGGACTATTAAATATTCCAAGATCGAGCTGAGGAAGATTATCTATTGCTTCCATTAAGTCTTTTTCTGTCTCAATCCCATATTTGTTTTTCAAAGCTTTCATCAGCTTTTCCTTTAATTCGGTCATGCAATCACTCCTCATCAGAATCAGTGATATTCAGAAAATCACTGATTTGTTTCCGAATCGCTATATTTTCCCTGCTTCCATTCAGAATTGAAGAAATGTAACATCTGCTCCGTCCAAGAGCCTTTGCCAGCTCATTAACGGTAAGATCTTGCCGAATCATAGCTATCTTGGCTTTTTTACACCAAACAGATAGTTTTCTCATCTTATTTGTCCTTTCAATCCAAATTTTTCTCAATCCAGTTCTTTAAGTTCTGGGTGATCTCATTCACCTCATCCAAGGTTTTGATTATTTTTTTAAGTTCTGGCTTCTCTTCTTCTGTAATGATCCCGTCCGCTGTAATCTCCAGAAGAGATTCTTTTGCGGCATTTATCTTTCCAAGAGAAGACAACATTCTAAGACTGATGCGGTCCAGACCTTCATTTTCAATCTTCGGCATATTCTTTCCAAGCGGACACATCTCCCGGCAATAATTCCCTTTCAACTCCGGTGCCTTATAACAGTCAGCCATCAGAAGAACTTCTTCCTGATATGGTATCGTGCTCCCAAGTTCGATTCTGGCTAACCTTGTACGATCAATTCCTATCTCTTCCGCAGCACCTTCTCTACTGCTCAGACGCTCATTTGACTTTGCTGCCTCATATCGTGCCTGGCAAAACATATTAGCCGCTGCTTTCGTAGCAAATTTCGACATTTTTCTCTCCTTCTATAAGCTGTATAATCAAGTTATGGTAATTAAATTGTGTACTCTGTATCGATATCCAGAGCCTTGCTGATTTTTTCAGCAAGTGCAGGTGCATACATTCTTCCATTTATGGTGGTTGTCACGTAGTTCCTGCACATCCCAACTTCACCGCATAATTCCGCGACAGACATATCTCTGTCAATTAGGGTTTTCTTTACTTCTTTGCACCATGGCGACAGTTTTCGCTTCAAAATATCACCTCCGTTTTCAACAAATGTTTATTACATTTGTTGTTTACATTTGTTTGCGATTGCATTAAAATAATCAGAAAGGAGTTATCATGGATAATTGGATTGATAATCTCAGAAGAATTGGGCTTAAACGTTATGGAGACGAAAACCGCCGGATTCTTTCTGAATTATTAAGAAACGGTATTCCTGCCGGAAACACTGTTATGTCGGAAGCATCTGCTGAGGCTCTTATCATTGCTGTGGCGGCAATGATTGAAGAAAACAATAAAGCATTGCTCTCCGATTTATCGATGTAACTCTCTCTTTTTTTGTTTTGCATTAAACATTTGTTTATTACATTTTTAATAATAATTGGATATTTCCAATTTTTATTGAAAGGTAGGTTTCATGTTAGATAGAATCATTGCATTATTAAAAGAAAACGGAATTACGGCCAAAAAGCTCACTTCCAATTTGGAAATTTCCAATTCTTCTGTCTCGGATTGAAAAAAAGGAAGTAAGCCTTCTTGTGATGTCGTTGTTAAGCTAGCAAAATATTTCGGCGTATCAACTGACTACATATTGCTTGGTGAAAAATCCGTTTCTATATCCCAAGAGGATCAGGATATTTTAAAACTATTTCACCAACTTCCGCATGATGCGCAGTTGGAATTTCGAGGTGAATTGAAGGGGTACATAAAATGTTTAAAACGACAGGAAGAAGATACTGTCAAACCTCTTAAGAAAGCAAAATAATAAGCTTCGAGTGGTACCGAAGCAAAAGGGGGAAACGACCATGAAGAGGAAAGTTATTGTGATATTATGTGCTTGTTCACTGATTTTATCTCCGGCTCAGTTCATTTACGCTCAAGCTCAGCAACAGGAGCAAAATTCATTAGAATTAGATGGACAGAAATTTACAAATGAAGATGCGCTATGGGAATACTTGGAAAAGACATATCCCACAGTCACAAGCGCAGATATTGAATCAGGAGATTATACAGGAAAATATGCGATTATTACTTCAATCGCCCGCAACGTAGACGTCCAGCCGACTATTGATTATGTCACTTGCGATATGTACTTTCACTCCGGAGATGAAAAATATGTTTTAGATGAATTATGGTGTACTTTTTATGATGATGAAGATATGAAAGAATATGGGTGCGTTAGTGGTGCTGATTATTTGGCATCTATGAAAAACGATGATGTAGTTGAAGCTTGCTACTATATTAATTCAGATAACTCTTATGGTGCAATGAATATGTTAGCTATTCGTAAAATCGGCGAAAATGATGGATCTGCAGAATTAAGCGAAAAGCTTCAGATTTGTTTTTATCCCAGTGTTCCGAATGACAAAACGGGCAGATGGCGGCTTGCAACAACTTCAACTACTACTCCCATTGTAAGCTATGCCTTGAACTACTATAAGGACTATTTTAAATCCGATGACGAAATACATGGTATTGTCAATAAAGAACTTGATCAAACTTACAGCCTTTCTATTGTTGCAGGACAATTGTATGTCGTTACTCATAAATATATAGAGGGAGAAGAAAAAGATGCCTCTTTGCTTTTCGGTGGCGATGTTATTTCTCAGATATATATCGATCCTGCTACAGGTGTTGTTACTGTTGCTTAATTGAGAGGTTGCTTATGACAATTGGTGAACGAATAAAAGAATTGCGGGCTGAGGCTAATCTGCGTCAGTCCGAACTTGGAAAAGCAATAGGTTTTTCTGGCCAGGTAGTATCGAATATTGAAAGGGGCTACTCCTATCCATCAACAGAATTTGTTAATCGCTGTGCTGCGTACTTCGGTGTGCCTGCTGATTATATTCTTGGCCGGACTCTTTCCAAGTTCAATGCTGCGGATCCGTCCGAAGTTTCTGCAGTTCAATCAAATATAAAGTCCCGCATGGCTCAGTTGCAGATGAGCGTGTCGAACCTGATCAAAAATTCAAATCTTACAGAGCAAACCTGCTGTGACATTCTGACCGGAAAAGTCATTCCTGGAATAGATGCCACTGCCAGCCTCTCAAAAGCCCTCTGTACGTCAATGGATTACCTTGTAGGTAATTCTGAGTACAGTTGCGCCATTGCCTCAGAAGATGAACGGGACATTGTTCTGAAGTTCCGTTGTATGTCAAAGAGGGGCAAGCGCCTCTTTTTGGCTATGATGGAAAAATTCGAAGAAAAATAATGTTCTTAAAACCATTTATGAAAGGATGATTTTCACGGAAACTGATGAAAAAATTTTTGAAATGCCTTCACGTCTCAATATAAATCCTAAGTCATATAAAATATTGGCAAATATACAGCATGATGTACTGAAAGCAGACTCATCCAATATATTTCTAAATTTTACAGAAACCAAATATGTTGATGCAATTTATATGGCATTTGTTGGCGGACTAAAAGTATTATCTCAAAAAGAATATGGCAAGCAGGTAACCTATCGTTTACGCAAACGTACCAAACTATATAAGTACTTTAAAAATTCTGGTCTCTACGAATACTTCAGAAAAGGTGACTCATACATAAATAATAATGCAATTCCGTTTTCAGAAATACATATGGAAGAAGATTCTATGGTAGAATATATAAATAAAATCTTAGGTCTTGCCCCTATTATTTTATCCCAGAGAGCTGAAGCGCTTCTTTTTAGGAATATTTATGAAATATTCTCCAATTCCTCTGACCATTCTGAGTCTAAGAATGGAGTCTTTGCATGTGGTCACTGGATGCCCAGTAAAAAACAATTGGTATTTTCTGTATATGACACCGGGATAGGCATTCCAACAGTAATAAAAAATCACATCGATCCTGGTATGAGTTCAGCTGACGCATTAAAATGGGCTCTTGAAATGAATAATTCAACTAAACAATTGGATGAGGGAGTTCCAAGAGGAGTAGGATTACCAAATTTATTAGATTTTGTAAAACTAAATAACGGTTCTTTATATATTTTAAGTAATGATATATATTATTCATATGAAAACGGAAGTGAAAATTTCATTCCACTAGAACATGGTATTATCGGTACAATGATTAGTTTTGTAATTATTTCCGATAATACTCATATATACAAATTAAAGGAGGAACAACCATGAAAATCAAAGTAAGCTCTTTCTCAAAAGAAGCTGCAACCAAGTCCAAGGGATTAGTCCTGAGAGAGGAAATAGAAAAAGGGCTCCATACTGCAGATGAGATTAATGTTGATTTCTCTGATATTAATCGTTTTGCATCCCCATTTTTTAACAACAGTTTTGCTGCCCTTGCTTTAAAATACGGATTCGATAGAATTGAAAAAATCTCCTGCCTGAATCTTTCAGATGTAGGACTGGATGCCTATGAGTCATCCATGGAAAATGCAAAAATGCTTTCTTCCAGTCCTGAGTTTGCAGCTAAAATGACTAAGATTATTCAGGAAACACCAAAAGATACGGAGGAATAGAAAATGCCTTCTACTGTAAAAGATTTAACAACGTATATTCCCATGAATAACACAACAGAATTTTGTTTAGATACCAATGTTTTGTACTGGTATACCTATCCCCGATATATGATATCTTCCAAAAGAGGCACACAGGAGCATGCTCAAAGCTATTATGATTTTGTCGACCGTTTGGTTGAAAATGGGAATCCTCTGTTAACCACAAGATATAATATAACCGAATTGATCAATATAGTAGAAAAACATGAATACGACATTTTTTGCGCTATGCATCCAGAGGCACAATATACCAGAAAGGATTTTCGACGGATCCCTGAAGAAAGAAAAAAACTAAAGCGTATCTTAAAAACAACTTTATCCAATGTTAATAGTATATGCGAAACTGCTGATTTCAATTTCACAGAAAAAATTTTGGACAATTGCGTAAACACATTAGATGAACATAGATGCGACGTATTTGATTTTGCGATTCTGTCCTACTATAAAGAAAATAAACATTTAAATATTATTACTGATGATAATGATTTTGCGTCTGTAAACGGAATAAAACTCTACACTGCCAATACAACTTCTCTTTCTTCATAAAAATTTCTTTAATAAACCTGTTCATACAGAAATCTGGTTGTCTGGTATTGATATCAAGAACATTATGTGCTATAGTCTGTAATGAAATCAAACTAAAAATAGCGCCCCTGCTCTGGTAAAGTAAGGCGCTATTTTTAGGTATTTACTTTTGCCGGCGGTCAGGTGTACACTGGCCAACGGTTCTCTTGTTAAGTATATTATACGAATATCACTCACATTTGTCAACTTGTATTTAAAGGAGGGAACGGCATGGCGAGGAAAAGAGTTGCAAGAATTCTGTCTACTTCTACACGTCAAACCAAAGTAGCAATTTATATTCGAGTATCTACTGTCCATCAGGTAGACAAAGATTCTATACCTATGCAGAAAAAAGATCTCATAGCGTATTGTCAGCTTATCCTTGGCACTGATAATTATGAAATTTTTGAAGATGCTTGATATTCAGGAAAAAATACAGACCGTCCGGCATTTCAAGATATGATTGCAAGGATCTGCAAAGGTGAGTTCACCCACGTTCTTGTATGGAAAATTGATAGAATATCCCGAAATCTTCTGGACTTTGCAGAAATGTATGAAGAACTCCAATCATTAAGAGTAACCTTTGTCAGTAAAAACGAGCAGTTTGATACTTCAACTGCAATCGGAGAAGCTATACTTAAAATTGTTATGGTGTTTGCTGAGCTGGAAAGAAACATGACTTCTGAGCGTGTTACAGCAACAATGATCTCCAGAGCGAACAACGGTCAATGGAATGGTGGCCGAATTCCTTTCGGTTACTCCTATGATTCCAAAACTTCTGAATTTTCTATCCGGGAAGATGAAGCTGACATATGCCGCAAATTAAAAGATTTATATTTGGATAACAAATCTCTCGTCTATACAGCAAGGGCGTTAAATGCCGAAGGTTATAAAACCAGATCCGGAGCTGAGTGGTCTCCTACTACAGTATGGATTATTGCTTCCAGTCCATTTTATGCAGGCATTTATCGTTACAACCGATATAAAGGGACTGAGAACAGAACTCTTAATCCGGAGGAAGAATGGGTCATGATACCGAATCATCACCCTGCGATTTTCACCATTGAAGATCACGAAACTATGTTATCCTATTTGAATACAAATTCAAGGCAACAACATTCCCTCGGAAGGCCAAGAAAACGTCCTGGTGATAACCTACATTTATTTGGGAAAGTAGCCTATTGTGCAAAATGTCGCAACAAAATGGTCTCAACTCCCGGAAGGCGTGTGAATGATCAGTACGTAATAATCAACTACACCTGCCCTAAATCTCGAAGATCTCTCGGATGCGATAACCCTGCGGTAAATGATAATATTATTGGTGAATTTGTCTTTAACTATATTTTGAACATGTTGAATGCCAAAAAGACGTTTTCGAAGATAGAATCTCCGGAAGATTTGGAAAAAGCCTTATTGTACGGCAATACCTTTTCCTCCATAAAGCACATAGAATCAGATGGGTTGAACGAATATTTTAACCTTCTGTCCAGGTATAGATCCGATGATTCATATATCTTCGCAATACGAAAGCCCCGGAAGAAAAAAGCAACTTTGAATCCAGAATTAAATGCTCTGAGGAAAGAGAAGGAAAGACAGGAGCGTGCTATGCAAAGGCTTCAAGATCTGTATCTGTATTCTGACAACGCAATGACTGAAAAGGATTTCATTATCCGAAAATCAGAAATCACACGACATTTGGAAGACATCAATTCGCAGCTTGGACTGATCACGCAGGATGTTACTGCTACTCTGTCGGACGAAGATTTCATAAAACAGGCCAGCCATCTTCTTATTCAAAAGGAATTGCAGGACAAGCAGTACATATATTTCAAAAATCTTGTATCCACAGTATCACCTGAAATCCTCAAAACATATATTGATGCGATCCTGGATTCCTTATATATTTATAAAGGGAAAATTACATCTATAGTCTTTAAAAACGGATTAACCCACAAATTTATATATGAATAGCACAAAAGGACAGGTTTTGGCCCTGTCCTTTTGTCTGTTTATTTGTTAACATTTGTTAAATTTGGGTTACCATCTATCATCATGGCATCTCCAAAACTGAAGAAACGATATCTTTCCTTCACAGCTTCCTCGTAAGCAGCCATAATATGTTCTTTTCCGGCAAGGGCTGAAACCAACATCAGAAGCGTGGACTCCGGCAGATGGAAATTGGTGATCAGTCCATCGATAGCTTTGAATTTATAACCAGGATAGATAAAGATCTCTGTCCATCCGCTTCCGGCCTTCACGATTCCGTCCTCTCCGGTTGCGGACTCCAGGGTACGGCAGCTGGTAGTTCCCACAGAAATCACTCTTCCACCATTTTTCTTTGTATCATTGATCAATTTTGCCTGATCTTCTTCCACAATATAAAACTCCGAGTGCATGTGGTGCTTTTCTACATCATCCACCTTTACCGGGCGGAAGGTTCCGAGACCTACATGTAAAGTTACATGTGCAATATTCACACCCTTCTCCTTTACCTTCTCAAGAAGCTCCGGCGTGAAGTGAAGTCCTGCGGTAGGTGCGGCAGCAGATCCCTCATTCTTTGCATATACAGTCTGATAACGGTTCTTATCCTTCAGCTTGTGGGTAATGTACGGCGGCAGCGGCATTTCTCCCAACTGATCCAGGATTTCTTCAAAAATCCCCTCATAATGGAACTGGATCAAGCGGTTTCCCTCATCTACAATATCAATGATCTCACCCTTCAGGATACCGTCACCAAAAGTGATCTTTGCACCGGGACGTGCTTTTTTTCCCGGCTTTACAAGACACTCCCAGATATCATTTTCGCGGCGTTTCAGAAGCAGGATCTCGATCAGTGCTCCAGTTTCTTCCTTGTGACCATAAAGACGTGCCGGGATAACCTTGGTATCATTGATCACAAGGCAGTCTCCCTTATGCAGGTAATCCAGTATATCGGTAAAATGAC